ATTTCCTTTTTCAAGTAGCGTTGAGGCATAGCTCTGATATACCGCTTTTGTCTCCTCTTCCCATTCACGATAGGCGGAAAATCCATCCTCTACGGCTTTCTGCTTTGTAGATTTTCCGATACTTAGTCTACTGGCTGTATACCAAGAGTCTGGAATCACTTTTATAGTACCGCTAAAAGAATCTTTTAAAAGCTTGCCGTGATGATCTACAAAATACCTGCATACTTCACGTCTCTCCAAGCTTTCTGTAAGAAACTGGTATTCATGTAATCTTTTGTAGCCTTTCAAACCTAAGAAGTTGAAATAGTCTGCCATTTGACCGTGTATCATCATAGCCGCTACATATCTTTTGTTGATCTCGTCAAAGATATCTTCTGTTTTTGTTACTTCAAGATTGTTTGTAAATTCAATCATGATCGCACCTCCTTAAGAGATACGCTTTATAATAATATTCGCATCTTTTACTATTGCCGCTGTTGTTCCTACATTTCCGATGCTTACGATTAAGCTACCGCAAGATGGTACAGTTACAACCGTTGTTGCTCCCACGTTCTGAAATGTGTTCGCTGTAACTACTGTATAGTCCATTTCTGTTCCACCAATAGCTTCTCCGTTAAGCTCTACAGCAAGTGCCGTTGCTCCTGCTGCATTAGCGGATACATTTCCGTTAAATTCTACCTCTACAGTCATAGGACAGTTTGATCTATTCGTTAACGTAAACAGACCAGACCCCTCTACATGATTCAGCCACCCATAATTACAAGTACAACGTCTGCTACTATATCGTGTATTCGCAAATAGTACGTTTGCACCACTGTTTACATCCTGCTGTGCTACATTTACCGCATTTAACATAATTTTCCCTCCTAAACAAAAATAGGATGCCGAACCCGACACCCTATCGTCAATATATTGCTAGTCTACTTAGTAGATATGGATTCTTCCAACAAGCTTGATTTATTTACACATTTACACTTCCGCAGTTGCAACCACCGTATGCATACCCATTATAGGATACATAAGGACTTGCTGTAATGTATGCAGGTGTTGGGAATGGTCTAACAGCATCCACAATGTTCTTAGTCTGTGATACCTGCGAAATCTGGAAGTTAGATAACTGTAAGTCTCTATCTCTGTCCGCAAGTTTATCTCTAAGATTCTGGATTGTGTTGTCCTGCATCAACTGGCGTGTAGCCTGTCCGTCTGCGAGGATTGTTTCCTTAATATCACAGCAACACTGTGCCATCTGTGCCTGCATATTCTGGGCCATTAAAGCCGCATCATAGCGGTTCTGTAACACTTCTTTCTGTGTTTCACAGCAACAAGCCTGCTGTTGTGCCTGCATCTGCTGTAATCCTAACTGTGTTGTGTATCTGCTTTCTAATACGTCTCTCTGTGTCTGACAAGCTGTATTAGATACGTTCTGGTTTGTATTGAAAATATCTCTCTTAACAAACTCATCGGATAAGAAAGCATTTTCGCCTGCGGTCGTTGCGGTATCGTTATTTCTTCCCCATCCGTTACCACAGAAAAGGAAAGCAATTAAGATAATCCAAATCCACCAACCACCGTTGCCGAAGCCGTTATCATATCCGTCATTTCTTGTCACTGCCGCTACATCTGCCGCAGTGAGTCCCATTGCTTCATTCATTGTTGTTGTCCTCCATAAATTTATTTACCAAGCTGTGCACCGCTTAATATCTATTTGTTCACTTTGTCCACAATATCCTGTGGATTCATGCCCTGCTGTTGGCATAGGCTATTAAACACTTCTTGTGGGTTCTTTCCCTTGCACATTTCCATTGCCTGCTTGATCGCAGGGTTTGTCTGTGCCATGCTCTCAACCATAGACTGCGGATTGTTAGACCCTCTTACCATGCCCATTACCTGCTGTACCATTTGCATAGGATTGTTGTTTCCCATCATACCGCCTATCATGTTCATTAAAGGATTACTCATTGCTTAACTCTCCTTTCTCTGGTTGCTCTCCTAGCTTTGCTAGAAGCTCTTCAAACTCTGTTCTTGTAACATATCTATTATCATAGTTTACATTCTGTTTTTGGACTGTCTGCGTGGCTTCTGGTGGTATCTCTTCAAACCTAAACACCTTAAAAGTTGCACTGCCCATACCGTCTACACTCTTTACATAAAAGAAAGGTGCGTTGTTATCCATCATCCATGCCGTAGCCCCTGGTTGTACGATCTGGTTCTTTGCTCCCTCTATACCTGCGACTTGTATCCAATTAACATTCTGCGTTGGAACTTGTGGCTCTGGCATTGGTTTATTGTACTGCTGTTGCATCTGTTGTAACTGATTTAGCCTATCCTGCAATTGCATCGTGTCTTGATACATCGGTGCATAAGGATTATAGTTATATCCGTTCACTCTTCCACCTCCCTTTTATGTGTAAATTATCGCATTAAAAAAGAGACTCTAACAGGTCGTTAAAGTCTCACAAAAGTATCATATTAAATTAAAAAATTAGCACCATGATAGGGGCCATGGTGCTTGAAAATAAGGATAAGATTGAGGAACACCAATTGATGAAAAAAGGTGTCGTGTTGAAAAATGAAATTTAAACCAAAAAATTGAGGAAATTCAAAAATGATTTCTCATGCTCACAACAGTGAGCAAATGGAAGCAACAGGACTCGAACCTGTGACAGGTCGGTTATGAGCCGACTACTCTGACCAACTGAGTTATACTTCCACGGACTCCGTGAGGAATCCACCGTACTATATACATAACAAAACAATAAAAAAAGGATTAAAGTATTATAACATGAAAAAGTATCTCCGAAACAAACCACTCTCATTTAAAACTAAAAAAATCTTATAATGATTTATTCAACAACTTATTACTTGTTACATTTATATTGTATCATGGATTTTCGCCTTTTCAATACCCTCTTTTTTTACTCTGCGATTCTCCATTTATTAGATAAAATATTGCTGATCGTGTATTCAACCATCTGTGTATCCCTAATATCTAATAAGTCTCCTTTTTCTCCGTTGTCCTTGTCTCTGCACTGCATCATAATAGTTTCTTTTTCTGTATCCCAATACCAGTACCCACCCCATGTGGGTAACTTAACCTTTGCACCTGTTTTCATTGCTTCTAATGCTTCTGCAAACGTCATACCGATTTCATCTACAACTAGCTGTACTTTATAGCCATCTTTATGTACGATTCCGTGTTCTCCGTCTGCAATAGATGCAATCAGTTCTCCATCTTTTGTGATATTTAATTCTTCAAAAATTCTTCCATTAATTACCATTCTGTTCTCCTTAACATACTCTAATAATCTTGTTATTAACTCTCCTGCTGATTCTCTTTGCTGTAGACAGACTTACGTTCATAAGCTCTGCACATTTATCCAGTGGTATATTCTTTGCCCGATACTCGAACAATGTTCTTTCAACATCTGTGAAGTTGCAATACGTACGGAACATATTTAGTTCGGGTACGGTAAAATCATATACTTTCAAAAGCAAACACCTCACTGTTTGTCGTGTGTTGTCAACGCATTTATCAGATCGTCTCTGGTTTTTTTTAGACCCTCAATGTTGTTTCCTGTGATCTTGTTCTCAATCAAATTAAACATGCTTTTCATGACTAGGTTCATATCATCACGTTGATTATTAATAGCACTGTAGTCACTATTTAGCTTTTGTTTAATTTCTTTAATATCTGTTTCTATAGAATCTATTCGATGTTTCAAATCGTCCGTAGGCTTCTTGTAATGCTTATAGGCAGTATATAAGACTCCTATCGCACTACCAATTGTTATAATCCACCCACAGGCTACCATAATTTTGTTTATAGTATCCATTATTTACCTCGTGCATTGTTGTATCGTGTCGCTGCACCTCGTGCTGAGGATGCTTGACTCCTGTTCCAGTCTGCCGTGTTTAGTCGTTCGTTCTGCTTCTTAAGATTGTTCTCTTCGCAGTAATCATTGTAGGCTTTGTTCTGCTTCTGCAATAGTGCCGCCTTTTTCTGATACTCCATGTCAAGATCGTGCTTTAAGGCTTCGTCCTTTGCATTATCCACAGCAGTTTTCATGCCGATTAACTGTCGTTTCGTCTTTCTAATACGTCTTTCAAGCTCTCTCTGTCGTTTCCGTTTCTCGTATTCTTTGCGATTCTCTTCGCTGTCGTAGTCCTCGAACGGATTGTTTATTCCATCCCCCGGACCGTGGGAGTGTCGGCAGTTTGCCCCATGGATTCCCTGCACATTCCCCATACCGCAGACACTAAACGGTGGGAATCTTGGGTCATTACCGCTTTTGCTGTAAAACTTGCCTTGCCACCAGTAATGATTGGTTAAGTTGTCTCCACCGTCTCCAATTCTTGCTCCTAAATGTGCAGACGTGAGAATTATATCCCAGTTCATCTCGTCCATGCGTGCATCCGTGATCTCTCCTGCCATCTGACTTACACCAGTGCGAACCGCTCTTGTAGTTGCTGTTTCTATGCTGTCTCTGTGTCCGCTAGGGTAGGTTACGTCTGCACCGCTGTTTATTATGTCGTTTACAGCTTCTTTAACCGCTTGTGTGTACCCTGTCGTACCGCTTGCAGTCTGTGTATATGCTTTATCCACTGCCTTAATGTAATTATCATGACAGGCGTTCGGCATCGTGCCAGTAAAGTTATACATCTCTCCCTTAGTCTTTTCATAATTCCTTTGCAACAGTCTCTGTAGATAAGGACTTTCCCCGAGTGGTGTTGGTTCAAGACCTGCTTTCTTGTAGATTGTATCATCCCATTCAAGAGCCTTGATTCCTGCTTCTTTCATAGTGCGTGCGATCTCTGCAATACTTATCTTTGTCGTTTGTGCTATCTCTGCCTGCACCGCTTGCAAGATATACCCTGCATCCTGCAATACATCCATCTGCCACTTGTCAATAGGAGTAAAAAGGTAATCTTCCCCACGTCCTAGCCTTATCATCATTCGCTCTATAATGACAGATACTATCTTGTTATGTAGTTCTTCTGCTTGCTTCTCTGCCTTTTCTGGCACATACCAGAGATAGGTAGGTGTTAACATAATCCCACCTGCCTATTCTTCTGGGTCTTTTACCATTAGTGCCGCATCTAGCATCTTCCCAACTACTGCCGCATCCGCAGGCTTGCCATCTTGCGATAATGTTTTGTCTGTTTCTGTACTGCCTGTAACTCCTTTTTTGCAGATGTTGTGCAACAGCTTTTCTTGTTTTGTAAATGGTTCGGGCAGTTTTACATCTTCGCCATTAAGGTATTCAAGGTATTTTTCAATCCTGTACTTTCCCATGCTTTCACTCCTCTCCGCTTGCACCGAATAAGTCTGGCTCTTTCGGTTGTGCTTCTTCTTCAAGTGCTTTTGCTTCTTCTTCACTGAATCCCTCAAATTTAACTAGATAGTACCAGAATGGAATCTTGTTGGAAGTAACATAGCTGTACCATCTCGCTCTATCTTCATCTTCGTTGTATGTAATGTCTCCAAAGTCATACACGGTTTCATACGGTCCTCTTGGTGCTAATTGATACAGATCAGCAAATATATTAAGTGCAGCTATTAAATCATCCATGCAGGCTTGTAATTTGTCTCTTACGTCCTTAACAAATTGTATCGTCCTCTGTTGCTCTGCTTCAACTCCTGTTGCTGTCTGGATGCCTGTCGTTTCGTTAAATACAAAGTATCCGTTGCTAAATCCGCATTTATATCCGATCTGAGACAACAGGGCATTGATTCCTGTCAATCGTGTATCTGTGTTGAGGCTTGGGTTTACCTCTTGATAAAATCCTTTAATGTCTGAGCTATTTACATTCTTGACGTACTCTGGAAGTCTTAACCGCTTCTTGCTTCTCTCAAATCCATCCTGTGTATTATTTACCCTTGTACCAGTCTCTAACAGCTTGTCGGAGTCTAGTAACAACATTCTTCGGCTATCGAATATCTCTGTTGTATTTCTGCTGTATGCAACATCTAAGTCTTTAAGTTCTTCTATCGCATCGTAGAAAATCGGCAGTCCTAAACTGCAATGTAAATCAACGTTGTTCGCCTGCGGTGTCCTTAAGACTGCATACAGACGTTGTCCGTTTAGGTTTGTAAGTCCTACATTTTCCAGTTCTCCCCTCCAAGGTGTCTCGTCTATGTCAATCGGTTTCCCTGTGTCGTTGGCATCCTTAGATGCATAGCAACGATTTGTTATCTGATACACGTCCTCGATGTACCTATGATACTCTAGTTTTGTGTAGTATGTCCTGCCATCACTGGAAATTTCACGGTGCACAAACACAATGCCTTGAATCTCTCCATTGCTTTCGTCTGTTACAATAAAGTTTTCTGGTGTGATCAAGTCCACACTTGCACCGTTAGGCTTTAATACAACTGTACCGTATGCACAGCCATATTCTACGTGATGTCGTACCTGTTCCAGTTCTTTGTCTATCTGCTCCTGCAACCAATTAGCTCTCGCGCTGCCATCTATCTCTATGCCTATTGCAAGTGTAGCAAGGCGTGCTGTCTCACTGCATACAGCTTTTGCAAAGTTGATAGTCTTGATATGTTCGTCCTTGTCTAACCAGTACGGGCTGCCCCTATAGATGTATGCACATTTTTCAATCGCTCTCTGCATCTCTGGACTGGTCACAGTATCAATCTTAAATTCGTCTCTTGCCTTTTGTCTAAAAAGGTTACTTAATATCTCTTTCATTCTACTAAATATACCCATCTATTCCACCGTCACAAGCTCGACATTTTTTATATTTGTTTTTATGTCTGCTTGCATTAGATCACTGTTTACGTTTATCTCTACAATTCCGTTGTGCCATGCTATCTCTGTAATATCACTTACATGTAACAGCACACTTCCGATTTTTACACATCTTACATCTTTTAAATTTATCATCATTATGCGTTCTCCCCTCTCCTCATAATCACTCTGTTGTATGCGTATCTCAACGAATCAATAGCATGATTGTCTCTGTCGGGGTATCCGCTTATTATATTACCGTCTTTGTCTCTATCATACTCATACGTTGTAATTTCTTTGTATGTGTATGGTGTTCTCCGTGGGTCAATCACAATCTTCCTACGTTGTAGCCATTTCATGCCGTATTCAACTGACCCTGGGCCTTTAACTGCTGCCTGTGCCACAAGACCTAAGTTTCTATAGTCCTCTACAGATTTAGGCTCTGCACTATCACAAATGATTGCATAATCGTTATAGCCTTTTTTCTTTATCCAGTCGGCTGTCTGCTCATTCGATCGCTTATTTACGCAATGCTCATCTATTAAATAGATCGTTTCCCTTGCCGCATCGTAGTATGTCCTCGTAAATGCGTACTTATCTGGATACCATCCCCAGTCAACGCCTTGATATATGCGGTCCATCTGTGATATTTCTTTGTCTGTAATTTCTCTTACTTCTACATATTCAAATACTGCCCCACCGTTACCGTTAGCAATGCCCATGTATTCATGCTCGTATGCCTCTGGTCTAATTTCTTTTAGGTGTTCCGCCTCGTCAATAAACGGCTGTCCTAGCCACTCTTTCGGCACGTCCAGATATGTACTTCTTGTAATGAGCCTGTTTTCCTTTGGCTCTTGCAAATATTGATTTGCCCAGTTGTTAGCACTCTTCGGTGGGTTAAAACTCTTAAATATCCATGCTAAATCTCCACCACGAATAGCGGACTGCTCTATATTTCGTATCTCTTCTGGTCCTGCGAACTGGTCTAATTCCTCAAACCACACAATCGCTATGTATCCAAAATCTGGTGCTATCGACTTTATTTTTTCTTTATCGTCAGCACCACGAAAGAATATCTTCTGTCCTGTGTCTCTCATTGTAATTTCATAAGGCGAGCTTGTGTATTTATAGTCTTTTTCCGAGAACTCCTGCTTTGTTATTGCCCATTTGGTTTTAGCAAATACAGAATCCTTTACAGTGTTATATACTTTTCTTACAACAAGACAATGTATGTCATGATTGTTTCTCATTAACTCTGTAATGATGTTTGGGATTGTTGAGGATTTACCAGAACCACGTCCTCCCGGCAATACATATTCCGTATGCCTATGGTTTCGTACATCTCTAATCATCGGATGAAACACATCGGGAATTATATCAAGATCCATGTGGTACGTCTTATTCCTTAGTGCTTCTTCTCTTGCTTTCTTTTCTTCCTCTTCCTTTGCCTGCACTGTCAAAGCCTTTTCTAAGTCGTTCATGGCTTTTAACTGATCTGGGAAGTCTGGCGTAAATCCAAAGGAATCTTGCAACGCACCAGTAGCGATCATTGACCGTCTCCGCTGTATGTCTGCAAGACTCATAATATCATAGCCATTTTCTTTGTCTGTTTTGGCTTGTAGTTCGGCTATATATTCTTTTACTCCATGCTTTTCCAAGATGTTCTTTCTTGCGTTCTTCGCTGTTGCGGGGGAGTATCCAGCTTCGATAGCGGCTTGATAATCATTCCCACCGTTTTTAATCCAAGCATGGGCAAATGTTCTTTGCTTCTGTGTAAGTTGTTCATTACGCATCTATTTGCCCATTCCTTTCTCTTATACTTGCCCATATGTCAGACAAACATTTAATTATGTCCACCTGTGAAGCGGTTCTTAGTATCTCGTACCGTGTATCTCTCCAACCTTTTCTTGTGTTCTCATATGCTTTTATAGACAGGATGTACATTGTTATCATTCGTTTCTGGTCCTCTGAATAGAATTGTGTTGTATCTAAACTTATTACAAATCCGTTTGATACTATTGCTCTTTGTAGTTTTCGCATAATTCTATTTAGATTCATCTTCTCACATCCTTTCTAGGTTTATATATATTTAAACAGACCGTTAGGCAATCGTCACATCTCTTTTAACCTATAGGGTGCGTTGTTGCAACGAAATTTACCACCTCTAACGATCTGTTATTTATTTCTTATATTCTTTTGTGCTTGGATTCCTGCTTTTATATTTGTCGCAGGTGCATAGATATGCATTGTATATTCTGTCATACTTGCCTACATCACACATGTAGTAGTTCTTTGTATCACTTCCTAGTAGATGCATACATTCAGCACAGCACAGGCTTTTATCTTCCATCCTGCACCTCTTTCTTGTACTTACTGCATACGCACATATGACTACACTTAATATTTACTAGTACAACTTCTGTCTTATTGTCGGGGATAGCTCTTCTTTTTGTCTCTGTCACAATATCGCAGTGTACGCAGTCATTACAGCAATTCTTTAATTTGTTATTAATCAAAAAGACACCTCCCAACTATGGTTATTATCTAATATAATTATACCATAGTAGGAAGTGCCTTTGTTTACACTCTTTTTATTAATGCCTTTTATCCTTTACATACTCTTTATGCTCTTCTAAAAATTTCCCGAACATTTCTTTTTCGGCTTTCTCTCTTGCTTCTCTTGCATCTTCTTTATTAGCATATCTTCCTAAGTAGTATGTTTTACCTTTAAATTCTATCTGTGCCACCCATTTATTTCTATTTTTGTCCCAATATACTCCTTTTATTCCAGAAGTATTTGTTTTAGGTTTTTTCATCGTAATGCTTCTGATACTTGTCCCATCAATACACTGTTTCTTTGATTCTTTTGCAAGTCTTTTACCTTGTTCTATCTCATGCGGTTTTCTTAGGCAACCACAGCTTTTTATCCTGCCACTTGTCAAACTTCCGCTATTAACAAAGCTTATTTTCCCACAATCACATACGCACTTCCAAATAATAGAATCATTCGATGCTTTTCTTTCTGTTGGTTCTATTGCTGTTAGCCTACCAAATTTCTTTCCTGTTAAATCATTCATCTTTATTCTGGTAGTGCATCCACAATCTTTCCCTTTTTTTATTTGTTCTGCTCGTGTTATGTATATTTTCCCACAGGCAGGGCAGACAACTTTTGCCATTGTTCTTTTGTTTTCTCTGTAAACTTCTAATATTTTAAATCCATTTACTGTCTTGCCCTGCATTTCTAACCATTTTGTTCTCATATTAGAACTCCTGCACATCTATCACTTTTAAGTAGAAAGCTTCTTCCGCTTCGTCCTCTCCATTATCTATTGTGATCTCGAAGAAAATCTGTACTTCGCACTCGTTAGAGTCTGTAGCTGTATACACGACATTTCCGTCCTGCTTGATGTCTGCTGTTACTCCATCATCAAATACACTGTAGTATCCAGATTCCATCATGAAGTTATCTAAATCTGTGAAGCTCATTTCCTCGTTTAATAATTCTTTTTTGATTTCTTCTGTGTTTAATTTTTTCATAACTCATATCTCCTTTTCTTTTTGCTTATCTCCTTTAACTGTCTTTATCTTACCACATCTTTATCCCTTTGTAAAGTGATATTTATAATTCTTTTAATTTTTTTTCGTCCTCTTCATCTCTTACATATTCCAATAGCTGACCCGGTTGCATTTCTAAGATATTGCATACAGCATTTAAAGCCTTTAGCGTTATAGCTGTATCCTCGTTCTTTATCTTGTTTAACGTGTTTTGACTAAGTAAATTGGTAGTTTTAGCTTTATATGTAGTAAATCCTTTTCTTTTCAGTGCATCGTATACATCAATTTTGTACTTTAACATTTTTCATTACCTCCTATTTACTACATTATATATTATATAGTCTTTCCACGTCAAGAGAAATATTATCATAAAAAGTGACATTTTATATTGACATAACTTTTTAAAGTGATATAATAAAAGTAAATTAAGAGAACAAAGCAATCAGAAAAGGAGATAATAAGATGAAAAAATTAAGAAAAGAAATTGAAAAGTTAGTTGAAAATGAGGACTTCGTTTCTTATGAAGAGTTCATTTTCGAACTGAAAGAAGAAAAAGAAGAAGTTAAAAAATATCTCGAATGGAGAGCAAACGGTGGGAAGATGAACACTGAAACACTTCCAGACAGATATGTAGAAGCTTGTAAGAAAATTTTAGAAAGAATTTAGGAGGTTGAAAATCATGGATTATTACAGAGGTAGAAAAATCGACAAAAAATTTAAAGAAGAGGTTGCTAAAAATTCAGCAATCCGAGGTTATAAAAATGCGGTAAAAATTTTCATTTACCGTCAAGATTTAGAAGCTTCTTCACTTTGCGATGAACTAGCTGATAATCTTTCTAAGCTTGGTTTTAGCTTGGAAGAAATCGAAGCTTTAGAACTCGAAGCCTATGACGAAAGAGAAAAAGAGCTAGAAAAATTCGATAAGGAACACCCTAACTGGGAGCAACTTATCAATGCATAACATGCACCACCCACCCCGGAGGTTACGAGGGTAGAAAGTTGGGAAATATGACAAAGAACGCAGAAAAGAACGCAAGAGCCATGTTAAGCATATTATCAACCGAACAACTTATAAAAGAATTTGACATGACCGAAGATGTACCAATCAGCCTCGAATTATCCATGGTTCGTGGTTGGATTATGGATGAACTAGAAAAGAGAAATCCAGAAGCTTTTGACAAGTGGTTAGATTTAGACTATCCAGATAATGAATCATTAAAAAAATTATATTTAAACGCATAGGAGAATGTATCATGAAAAAAATATTATTATCTATCATCTTAACAGCAATCATTACCGCAGGTATCACAGCTAACTACATCATCACGCATCAGCAGGTAAGCGGTACAACCGGAAACTACAACATAGAAATTTTAGATCACAACTTTTCATATAGATAACATTAAGGACCAGAAAAGCTCTGGTCCTTCGCTGAAATTTTCTTGTACATTAGTAATATAATATGTATAATTCATTACAGAAAGAGGTGTTTATTTATGGCTTTTAGAGAATGTGTTGTATGTGGAAAAACTTTTGACGGTGCTCCAGGAGCAAAATATTGTTCAGAAGAATGTAAAAGCGCACCACGATATACAAATGAATTTAATGGAGAAAAGTGGGGAAAATTAACTATCATAGATGCTTATAGAAAAAAAGGAAGAGTTTATGCCATTTGCAAATGTGAATGTGGAAACACAAAAACTGTAAGATACGATGCTCTAACATCTGGTCGAACTCAATCTTGCGGATGTTTTGCCGAAGCTAATTACTATAAACCATTTGACCTCGCTGGTAAAATTAACGATTATGGTTGTAAAGCAATTAAGCAAATAAGAGTTGGAAATCGGTATAAATGGGAGTGTGAATGTTCTTGTGGAAAGCACTACTTAGTTCCTGCCGGACTGTTTTACAAACAAATGTCTTGTGGTTGCTCACATCAAAGAAGTGCCAGAGAAAACCTCAAAAAGGCTGCGGAAACATGTGAACAAGGATATATAGAAAATACATCCATTATATCAATCAAGCCTAGAAAAATGTTACGGAATAACACATCTGGAGTTCGTGGTGTTAGTTGGGACAAAAATCGGCGAAAATGGGCTGCTACAATAGTATTTAAAGGCAAAACATACCATTTAGGAAGATATCATAATATAGAAGATGCAGCCGCAGTAAGAAAAGAAGCCGAAGATGCTCTCTTTGGAGATTTTCTTGAATGGTTTCAAGAAGTATATCCAGAAAGATGGGAAAAATTCAATAAAAAACCAAAGACGGATGGCAAATAATTGCCATCTTTATTATCATTGATATGAAAAAAGCACGACCTAGCCAAATGATCGTGCCCAAACTTCTAAAGTTACTGTTTATTCATTTTAAACTCCTTTAAATCCTGCAATTATCGCACAAAATACAGTTGATAACACACATACATAAGATGATAACATTGCAATTTTTAAAACTTTTTGTGTATTTTTATCATTTTTAAATTCCTGTAATGTACAATTTACTACCAGATCAACACAAAAAATTAATAAATATATAGCCGTTGTTGCTCCACATAGTACCAGTGATGTTTCTGCAATACCATACATCACTATAAATAATATATTGCTCACTTTTTAGCCATCCTTTCGTACATTTCGCAGGTACACGTTAGCCTGTTAACCTGTTGGCACTTTTCTAAATACATCTTATCCATATCTTTTATTGCCTGCGGTATTAGTCCTATATCTTTGTACTCTATAAGCTCTTTTAATGCTTTCACTATAACACGGTCCAACGGTGTTACAATATTAGCTTCATAAGCTTCTAATGCATTTCTGACATCATCAATATCTAATCGTGTTTCTTTTTCTTGCTGATACATCACATTTGCTCCTTTCCGTATAGTTTGTCGTATTTCTCGCAAATATTATCATATTCAGTCGCCATGAGATCAATTTTTTCTTGTCTTTTTTTCATCCCATTGATTTGATTGGGTGTTAATTCTGTTTCTTTGTACTGTATAAGCTCTTCAAATGCCATCACTGTTATTTTGTCCAATGGTGTTTCTACAATAGCTTTACGGGCACTCAGTGCGTTTCTGATAACATCAAGATTTAGATTCTCTGGTTCTTCAATCTCTTCCATTCTTTCAAACATCTCATACATCGTAACACCCAATGTTCCTGCTATAGTCATAAGATTAATGTGTTTTGGTTCTTTTTCCCCAAGTTCATATGCTTTAATATCAGTGACTGTATAACCGCATCTTTCAGCAAGTTCTTTTTGTGTCATTCCTTGTGCTTCTCTGGTTTTCTTTATTGCTTTAGCTGTACTAATCATTTTCTTCCCCTCCTGTTCCTGTTTAAAGCATTCCGTTTCATAAACTTTTCTTTTGATAACGACTTATAGTAAGGATTTTTCCTTTTGATAACGTTCTTCTCTTTTTCGTTTTTGGCTTGAAACTCTTTATAGCTGTCACATCTTGTGTGGCAATCCCAACTCCTGCCTGTTGCTTCTGTGCATCCTATACAAACACATTTCATAACATCACACTCCTTTTATATGCTTATTGAGTGGAAACGCATTAAAACTCGTTAAAAACGCATTGATAACGCATTAAAACTTGATCTCTATTCCTGTTTCGTTCTTAATCATGGATTGCAGGTCATGTACACTGACAAGACCTTTTTCGTAACATTCCTTTAGTTCGTTCATTTTATCAATCCATTTTCCAAGTCTGGCACCGCCAAATCCAAATTGGTCGTGTAGTGCCATCGTGCCCAATAAAAGAAATGCTGTATAACTGCTATGTATTAACTTATCTGCATCCCTGCGATTCTTAACCCTGCGTTGTTGTGCAGGTGCTTGTCTGTTATTAAAGTATTTACCGTTCATTTATATTACCTCTTTTCATTCTTAAATAGCCTGCTCCTGTCTTTGGTTTTTTCGGTGTGTTGTCTAATATTTCCTTGATAACAGCTTCTATTTCCTTTTTAGGCTCAATCTTATTAATATCTGGTCGTTCCCAAGCTCTTACACTGTTTACAAGTGCTAAAGATGGACTGTCATTTTCTTTTATCTTGTTATTCATTTATAACGCTCCTTTATAACTTGATAACCCTTTGTCCTCTGTCATATTGGCTAAGTATCTTGTCTAATGCATCTTCTGCTTTTTTATGTGTTTTGAATGATTGTATTATGTAAATAAATCCATTCATTAACTCACATTCTACATTTTTTTCACTTGCCCGAATTTCAAGAACATTATCAAGATTTATAATCTCTCTATCTTTTGTCATTATTAACACTTAAGTCCTCACTTTCTCCCCAGTCTAACTGATTCCCACACTCACAAACTTCTGTCCATTCCGCTACATAGCTTTTACATTTAGGACATCTGTATAACGCCACGTCTTTTCCTTTAAGGCTTTTGTGCCGTTCTCTTATCGGCAAACTGTGTAATATCTCTCCCATGTGTTCATAATCTTCTAACGTCATTGTGATCGTATCTCTTGCTTTAGCGGACTGGCAGAAGCCACTGCCTACCAGTCCTAAGAAAACACCTATGATAACAAGTAAGATTTTTAGTATCATTCTTTCATCTCCACTTCTTTATAGATATTCACTACGGTATCACTGACAACATTATCTTTTGTTAATTCAACCTTATATCCTTTATCTGTAATGTTTTTCACAAACTCTTTAAGCGGTAGCACATCTTTCATTGCATCTGGATAATATATTTTTGTTGCTTTTTTTAAAACTTTTACCTGCTCCACTTTCTCTCCTACCTCACACGTATTTTGTGTTTCTTGGTTAATTTGAATCGTCTCAGTAATCCTTTCTATACACGATTTCAATTCATCTTCTGACATTCTTGAAAAATCTTTTCTTTTACAATTATGTACAAACTCACATGAACTGTCACATATATTTTTGTTGCAATAATCTTCTAACGTATCTATCATCTGTTCTCTTGTCATTCCTTTACCTCCACTTTGATTCCATACAAAAATTCATAATATTCTTGTAACCCCTCGTTACTTAACCATTCAAACGGCATCCTTTTTACACATTTTTTATAACATTTGCATTCTTTGCATGGTGTGCCAACAGGGTCGCAGTAAGCAACTATAGCTTTTTCCACTTCACTTCTTGTCATTTTTTTAGGTTCATATCGTTCCATAGTAATCTTCATATCAACTTCTCCAACGATACGTCCTGCTTTTTCGTCTTTTATATATGCCTTTTCTCTGTCGAAACTTACGCTTAATTGCATAGCAGGAATATTTGACTCTTTTATGCAATTATATAAGTGGCTTTGAAATCTCTGTGTTATTATTTCATTTATTGTTATTGTTTCATTTTTAGTCATTCTCCCACCTCTAAATCTTTTGCAAGCTTAAATCCTGTTCTTCCAACATTTCTAAGATTTTCTTTAATTAGCGTCTTTTTCGGTGTCCTGTTTCTGTAAGGTTATTAATATTCATTTTTCCAACTCCTTTGATATTCCAAATATTTTTTTAATGCCACTTCAAGGTCGTTATCCTTTAAATACCAATTATCAATCGAGATCACGTTTGTTAACTTGTTATATATTAATCCGCTTCTTTTTGAAGTTTCCTCTAATTCAATTTTAAGTTGGATGATAGTATCATGTTCCTTTCCAATAGTTTCAATGTCTAAAACATTGTTTGCTGTCACATTGTTAAGACACCGCATAACGTTTTTTAAAAGTTCTTCTGCACCCTCTGCTTCTTCCCACTGTGGTTTAAAAAAATATCTAATTGTTTTTTCATATCGTTCCGTATACTCAATGATAAAACAATCATCTAATTTTCTTAATTTGTCTGATTTTACAAACTGTTTTGTTATTTTATTTTAAATTTTCATTTCTGCTCCTTTCCTGTCCATTCTCTCCCCTGCCGTTAATAGCAGGGGAAATCATGACTTATACAATAGCTATATTGTACTTATGCGTTGCTAGGATTCTTTTATTTAGTTGTCGTGTGGTATACAAAAATCCTGTGCAACAAGCCTTTTCTGGCTTGAGTCTCTGCCTAATAAAAAATGAAAAATGGAAGAATCTGAAAATACAAAAAAACATTATTTACAGTTACTTAGGCAGAGAATCAAACCAGAAAAGTATTATTTAGTTTTTATTTCCAGTAGACAGCACTGGATGTAACATGAATACCTCTAGGTTTTCTTTTGTTACGTTGCTGTTCTGCTTCAATTTCTTTTCTTACTTCATTCCCAAATTTTTCTGTCCAAAATGTAATCAAATACTCTGGAATCTTAAACATTTGTGAGCAAGATTTTGACGTATTGTTTTTTGTCAGTCTTGTCTTTACTACCATTTTTATGTATTCACGAGAATATGGGGCGTTTTCTTCTTTGTTTTCATCTAAGTTCTGTTTTTTCCATTTAAAGAGGGTGGATGAATCAATGCCGTATTCTTTTGCAACGCTCTTTACCTCATGTCTTGCGTTACTTTCCGCAACAACTTTTCTTTTAAATTCTGTTGTGAATTTCTTATACCCCATCTTCTTCCGCCACCTTTCTGTAGATTGCTACATTCCTGCCTGTCAAACTGTCGTGTCGTTTGCCACACACCTCAATACGTCCGTCCTGCACTAACTCCGTTAGCCGTGGTTGTACCTGCTGCCTTGTCGGTTCTAATACTTTTTTGTGTTTGTACAACACTGTTGCAATCTCTCGTGCTGTCATTGCTCCGTATTCTAATTCTTCAAGAATTAAGATATGTATTGCTTCTTTATTAACCTTTTTGTATGATTCTCTTCTAGTCTGTTTAGTAATGGAAGAGCTTCGTAAAGCTATCTCATTACTAAAAAAACTCATTTGATACATTTTCCATCACTCCTTTTTTCTTACTCTAATTGTTTCTGCATTAACTGCATTTCTAAATTATCAAAGTCATAATCTCTTTCGCACTCTAAGACACTTGCAGGATTCCGCTGTGGCTTCGGTTCTGGTGGCTTTTCGTAATTCTCGTCCAGATAGTCAACGTATCCCGAATTAAAGAATGTTGAGCCGTTCTGTGGTTTTCTCCACGAAGCATCCCTTTCTAATCCGTCAAGATACCGCTGTAATGCTCTTTGTATATGTTCCTCTCCTATCTGGTACAATACTTTTTTCTTTGCATCGGATACCTGCCCTTTACCACGTTTATTCGGGTACTGTTTCCAGAGTCTTTCAAAACATTCATTGATTGCTTTTTTGTTCGACTTTTCGCAATTTTCTTTTGATTTCTCGCAAGTTTCCTTTACTTTTTCCACTGTTTGTTCCATTTTTGTTCCATTTTCAACTACCTTGTTTTCCTCGGTAGTCGTTTCTGCAACTTGTCCACAATCTATGTACTCTTGATACCCAATCACTGTGTATATCGTGTATTTATTTGTACTTTTTGTGGATATGTACCCAGTGTCCTTTAGTTTCTTTAGTGCTGTTCGGACCTGCGATTCTGTCAATCCTGTCTCTGCACTGATTCTTGTTATAGAAGAAACAAATTGTCCTGCCTTAATTTCTTTTCCGCAGTACCGTTTATCCTCTAAATTTGTATGTAGTAGGCAATGATAAAACAATCTAAATACATTTGTGTTTTCATACCATTCCCAGTCTGTATTTATGTTTATTTGCATCATTGCCCTCCTGCTTAATATTTGTCTCCGTTTTCGTAGATTGTTATCTCGATTCTTGGATTTTTTGCATCGACCTTTATCCAGTTAACGATACCCTCTACCTGTTTCTGACCATCGTTTGGGAACACTCCTGCTTCTACCAAGCTATCTAATATGTACTTAATAGCCGAAAAGACATTGTCTGGATCACGTCTTTTATTCTTTTCATACCACTTAATTTCCAGAATCACTGGAAATTTTATATGCTTTTTCTTTAGCCATTGTGGTATGTATGCCTTGCAAATTTTTTGATTGTTTTTTTTGCATCTGGCACCTTTGTATGGATTGGTCCTGTTTGCATAAATAAAAGTGTTAAGTCCGTCAAGTCTTCCTTGGATTGTGTATGTTACAGCCATGATTTCCCAAACTCCTTTCTGAACTCTTCCCTGCTACCGATATGCTCTTCATAATATGTTTGAGCCATCGTCTTAAGCTTTGTATCTATGTCTCCATTTTTTCTGTTAAAATGTACACCGTTCGGATGATAGTCTGGTCTTAGTGGTACGACAAATCCATATTTTTCACTTTTCTTCCTATTAGAACCACCGAAAATATGATGTCTTTCCACTATGTAAGAACCTGTGTAAATGCAACAGTCCATATTTTCTGTAAATACACTAGTTAGCTTTTTCAAGTTTTACTCTCCACCTTTCTTCCATTTCTTTTATCTCCTGCGGTGTTGCTGTCTCAATTCCAAGTTCTTTTGCTTCTGCAACAGTTCCTTTTATCAGTTCAGACATTTCCTTTGTGTCGTAGGTATGACTCCCACGCATTACCAGATTGATTCTGAATAGCTTTCCTGCCTTATTGGTAGTTGTCTGGGTTGTCGGCTGTAGATGGCAAAATTCAAGGTCATACACTTCTATATCGTTATCTAATGGAAGTGATACAAGAGAACCATTTATAACCTCATGCTGTCCGTACTCTGCTATGAGTTTGTTCTTTATATATACCTTGCTGTTATCCGTTACTTCTGCAATCTTTCCAACAAGTACATGAAAGTATGCATTGGCATCTAAACTCCTGCCCTCACGGTACTGAACAACCTTAAGCCGACATTCTTTGTCTTTTAGTCGGTCATATTCCCCTCGTATGTCTTTTTCACACACAAGGGAAATAACCTGCTTACCGCTTTCAAAATCAATGGATATATCATGAATTTTGGCTTTAGTTTCCATCTAATCAGCTCCAAATCTTTCTTACGTTAGCCTTGTCTTTGTTGGCTACAATGTACTGATATTCTCCCTCGGTAATTTCTGAAATATCTTTATGATGATAAGATGCAAGAATCTTGTTAATATCAAATGCCATTTCATCACACAGACTCAAAAGTGTGTCCTGTTTGATTTTTGAAATCTTCATACCTCTGATTGCATCCGCATTGTTATCGTCTGCTTGCTTGTCAGCTCTTGCTTTGCGTTCTTTCTGGTTTTCGTCTGTATCAGCATCTTTTGTATCATCCAGTAAGAAGATTCCATTTAAGGCATATTTCCTTGCGTATGATGAAGCCGTTCCTGTTATCTGAGAATCGTCCATCCCCTTTTTGTTCAGTGCTTCTCTTGCGAGTGCTGTTGCTTCTACGCTTGCTTCTGTTTCAATGTCCTGCACCTTTACCGTTGCTTTTACATAAACACGATCACCAACCGCTATTACATCGTCCGTTATGTACATTGCAAGCTTCTGTTCTTCCAGAAGTGGTTTCACAGCTTCTAAGATTCCCTCTGCGTTGCGGTACATATACCCACCGAATGAGTTTCTTAGATTTTTTGGTGCTTTCAATGTTGTCTGAATCTTCATCATCTTTTCATGTATTGTCATGTTATCTATCTCCCCTCTGGTTCATATTCTCCGTTATATGGAATTGCATTTCCCTGCTCGTCGCATTCTTTGTCACTGCATACATCGTCAAAAAATGCTTCTCTAAGTTTTAAGAGTTCATCCATATTGTTTTCCAGTACATCCCACATATAGTCGATGAACCACTCTCTATCTTCTTCATTTCCTTTTATTCTCTTTTTGATATAATCGTCTGCATCTTCCATGGGGATTACTGTTCCGTATTCATTTGTGTATCCTGTGATAATCATGACTACTCACACTCCTTTGCTTCTTTAAGAATCTCTTCTACGTCAAATTCCTTTTCCTGTGGCTCTTCTTCCTGCATTTTTTCTTCTAACATGCTAATCAGTAATCTAGTGGTTGCCATGCACATCACATTTTCCATAAATACCAGTGGTTCTGAGTTGTTAGAAAATCTATCATTTAAAACCGAACCCGAAACAGTAGCTAATTCATCTTTACTGTACGTCCAACAATCTCCGCAAAAGATGTTTCTAATTACTTTTTCATAGTAGTCTGTCAACACTGTTGCTACCTTTTTGTCAGCTTCTGCGTTTTTTTCCTCTGTTACATTCTCTTGTCGTGTGTTGTTGATTCCATCAACGATAATATTTTTAACCGCATCCTTAAACTCTTTTTTTGTAATAATCATTGTCACATTCTCCTTTTCCTGCTATAATCGGTTTATATGTATTTATACAAAATTACATTTTTTCAAACTGTTAAGCACTTTAGACCTGCACGTCTGGTGCTTTTTTTTATTTCCATCCTTTACGCTCCATTTCGATTTCTGCCAGACCTGCGAGTGTGCAGACCGCCATAAATACAAACGGTGTGATTCCTAGTCCTGTTAAAGCAAGTCCTAAAACCATAATTGCTGTTCCTGCTCTCATATCATTTCTCCTCTCAATGCTCTGTTTTCTTCTCTTTGTTTCCTTGCTCTCCATTTCTCAAACAACTCAGTGTCAAAGAAGATTGGAGAATTTTTCTTAGCACCTTTTTGTGCAAAGTCTTGTCCACGTTCCCGATAAGCTTCATCCAGAAACGACCTCGGGAACCCCATCTTAACAAGTTCTCCCATCTTCATGACTGCTTTCGGGTATTCCATCTTTACTCCTTTCTCTTACTTTCCTGCTACTGTATCAATGTACTGTCTGATTTTTTCCATCGAATTTAACTTTCTGCCGTTAACTCTGACGACTGCGTCCGCCTGTTGTGCTATTGCTTTAGCGGTTTTTCTTCCAACCCCTAACACACAACGTAACTCTTCATCCGTCACTAGTAATCTGTTTTTTAGTACTTCTGTATCATTGCTTGCATACTTTGTTTTTTCCAACTTTGCCTCACTTTCTCCGCTTCTTCCTGCGGTAGTATCCTCTTTTCTTCATTCCTGCCTGTCTGAACGCCACTTTCTTGTATTTGCCGTTCTTCTTGGCTTTAATTCTTTGTCCCATTCTCTAAGTCTCCATCAATATCGGTGTGATAGTTGTTAACTCCGCTTCCGTCCTGCTGAACGTATTCATATGAGTTGAACACATATATCCACACTGTATTTGTCGTAACCAATGCAATGAATGTAATTAACCAGATTGCAAACCATCTTTTTGCTGTCCGTTTACTTTGCTCAATTACCTCTGTTGCAAAGTATTCTTCTAAGTCTTTCCACTGCTTTGTCTTATCTTCCATTCCGCGCCTCTTTCTTGCGGTGTTAAAAAAATTGTGTTATAATTTCCTTACCGCTAAGCTATGGTTAGTGGTTACATTCGCCCTGTGTGGTAGTTCCATTACCGCATGGGGCATTTTTATTTCTTTCGTGCTTCTCTCCTCTTTTTACTTCTGTAGTTGTCGATTAATACAGCTGTGATTTCAAGTGCAATTACTCCTACAGCTCCTACAAATATTCCTAATTGAAATGGTGGAATATACATTTCTGTACTCCTTTCTGTGTTATAATCTCCTTAGGAGGTATACTATGTCTAAAAATCCTTTACCGCATCTTGATAAACCAGATGAAGAAACCATTGATAAAATGAAATCTTCCGACTATTCCAAAAATCAAAAGGTTCAAGATGAAATTTTAAAATTTTTAGAAAATGATAAACAGCTTATCAAAGCAATTCATAAAGAATGGTTCTGGACAAAAGGTATTGTGATTTTCAACACTGTTTTGTCCGTTATTTCTGTTATCATTGCTCTTATTTCGCTAATAGTATCCATATACAAATAGCAATTACTATCACTGCAATAATCACAGTAATAAGCTGTATGAAGAAGAGAGTTCTTAAAAACATTAAGTCTCTCTTTTTTTGTTTTCTCGTTCTGCCGTAATTTAGGTAGTAGAACAAATCATCAAAATTCATATACACCCTCTTTTCTGCTATCTTCTAAGCTTCATAGCTCTTATCGTCAGTCTATTTAAGTAGCAATCTCGCAATCGCAAGTACCAATGCTGTACAAGAAAGCACAAAAGATATTCTTGTAATCAATAGGTACTCTGACCATGCTCTCATTTTCATTTTCATTTTCTTTTTCTTCACTACTCACTCTCCTCTAAAAAATAATCTACTGTCACACCAAAGTAATCAGCTAATGTTTTAATGCTTTTTAAACCCGGTTTGATTCTTCCTGCTTTCCAGTCTGAAAAAAGCGAACTTGTCATTCCTGTATCTTTTGATACTCGGTAATCCGTAATACCTTTTTCATCTCTTAGTTTACAATATCTTTCATAAACCAAATTTTTCACTCCTTTCTAAGTTAAAACTATTGATTTTATCTCGGTTTAGTGATATATTGTGTTTAACGAATTATTTATCACTTGATTCCACGAGTCACTCGCCAAACCGACTCGCTTTACCTCGCTCATCCGAGCTACAAGTGTATATTAGCACGTTTTGACGAGGTAGTCAAGGGTTTTATTTCGTTGTGTCGAATTATTTTTATAAAAAGGGGCAACGCTATGTATGAAATTTTTGAAAAATTGTTGAAAAGACGTGGCATAACAGCCTATCGTTTTTGTAAAGACACAGGGGTTTCAACCTCTACTATCAGTACTTGGAAAAAGAAAAATTCCAAAATAGGTATGGATTTAGCAGAAACGATTTCAAATTATTTCGGGGTATCAATTGATTACCTCATGACAGGAAAGGAGGAGGATAAAAAAGAAAAAGATAACCGTGTAATAGACATCAAAGACGAACTGGAAAGAATGAGAGATTTACTTAAAAACAGGACTAGACACCCTATCTACTACGATGGGGAAAAACTTGACGATGAATCTCTTGATGCGATATTAGCTCAGTACGAAATGTCACTTATATATCTTAAACAGAAAAATAAGTGAAGAAAGGATATGGATGTATGAATCATAATCAAATTAAATCTATTGTATACAATTTGATTAAAAAATACGAAACCAGAAACCCCGTTAGGCTTGCAAAAGAATTAGACATAATCATCCAGATCGGGGACTTAAAAAAAATATCTGGTTGCTATTTAAAGATTCACGAAAGAGATTTTATTTACATAAACGAAAAATTATTAGAAAACGAAAAAAAGTATCACGAAGTCTTAGCTCATGAATTAGGTCATGCAGTCCTGCACAAAGAAGATTTTTATTTCTTCTCATTCGGCAAGAACTGTTATGAGAACTCTATCGAACAAGAAGCACAAACATTTGCTTCTGAACTTTTGATACCAGACGAAGTGATACTTGAACACAAAGATTATACAAAAGAGCAACTTGCAATGCTGACAGGATACACCCCTCAGCTAATTGCATTCAAACAGCTCTAATGTTTTTCTTTTTTTGTTTTATTTTTTTCTTTT